ATCGACCCATCGGGCCAGCTGCCACCAAGGAGGACAGCATTAGGCGCAATGTATTCTGAGCCTCTGCCTTCTGTGTTTGCATTCCAAGAAGCGCCTGCAAATGGTCCTGCTCGATCATCGCCCCATACCCACAATACACCAGTAGATTGCATTACACCCCACTTGGAAGTGTAAGCGGCATTCAGGATTGTAGATCCTTGATCTGACCCGATAGAGCTTGCTTCAGTAGTGCCATAAGCCATTGCCATAAACTCTCTTTGAGTTAATAGGCGCTTACCATAAGCACTAGCTAACTCGCATGATTCAAACCAAGTTAATGAGCCATAAGTAGTAGAGCCATTGCCGCCAAATAAAGTTGGCACTTTTGGTGGGCTAGAGCCATCTGCCATAGTTACATTATATTTAGATGTGCCATTTGTATCACAGTCTGTATTGGCAAGATAAATATCTACCCAAAATCCACCAGCAACTAATGTCATTCCCCTTGGGTCATTACAAGATGGTCTAAACTTTAAGTCCCAAAATGAGTATTCATTGATTTGTGCAGTAGTATTTCCGCCACTTGTTCCAGTAGCATTTCCACCAGCAGCATAGTGAAACCCACCAACCTTGCGAGCATTGGCTGTGGGCGGGCTTGTATGATTTGAAGTTGCCTCTAATGTGCCATCTGTCTTAGCCCAAATTGCATAGTCTGTGCCAGCAGTAAGAGTAGGCATACTAATGCTTGTGCCGCTTGCAATAGTTTTAATAGAGCCATTAACTTCAATATAAAGAATTGATGAAGTTGTAGCTGTGCCATTCCCTGTTTTTGTCCATGCAACAATAGTAGGGTCACTTTTGCGGAATAAACCTCTATTTACAGCAGAAGTTAAATTTGCATCGTAGGCTTGAACATTAGTGCCAATTGCTAGACCAAGATTAGTGCGGGCTTCTGACGCTGTTGATGCTCCTGTTCCGCCATCTGCTATTGCTAGATCGCTAATACCTGTAATTGTGCCACCAGTAATAGCAACAGAGCTGGCTGCTTGCGTAGCAATGGTGCCTAAGCCTAAGTTAGTACGAGCTGTAGATGTGCTTGCTACATCAGATAAGTTATTTGATGCGGCTAAAAAGCCTGTGCCAGATACATAAGCAGATACCCAAGCGGAGCCTGTGTAAACTTTCATCTCACCTAATACAGAGTTGAAGTACAGAGCACCAGCTACTAGCGCATTGCCGTCATTATCTAAAGTTGGGTCAGCTGTTTTGCTACCCAAATAGCGATCATCAAAAGAATCAAACGCGGCTAGAGTTGCATCGCGAGCTGACTCAGCGGCGGCTTGTGCTGTCTCAGCATTAGTCTCAGCTGTCTCAGCATTAGTCTTAGCAGTTGCGGCTAACTGAGCATAGTACTTAGCAGAGTATTCTCCACCAGCTACGGCACCAGAAGTCTTAGTAGCCCAGTCATTAGCTAGAATTGCTGAAGCGGCGGCGGCATCTGCGTTCTCTTCTGCGTTTTGGATGTCAGTAATATTGGCGGCTACTGTTGACACAGCGGCAGAGATGCCAGCGACAGTTGTAATATTGGAATTATTACCAGCAACAGTATTGATATTAGTTTCATTGGCAGCTACTGAGTTAATGTTGGTAGAATTATTCGCTACTGCAGTGATGTTAGTGTTATTTGTAGCAACGGTAGTTACGTTAGCAGCGATACCAGCCACTGTAGTAACGTTAGCAGAAATGCCTGCTACGGTATCAATGTTTGTTTCATTCGCAGCAACAGCATCAATGTCTGCTTGATTAGCAGCTACTGCGTTAATATTAGTAGCATTGCCAGCAACAGCGTTGATGTTCGTAGCGTTACCAGCTACAGCAGTGACATCCGCAGCAATGCCTGCTACGGTAGTTACATCAGTATCAATAGCAGCTACAGCAGCGACATCAGTGTCAATTGCTGCGACATCTACTAAATCTGTTTGATCAATTCCTGCAACAGTGATGACATCTGCAATGTTTACAGCGACAGCAGCTACGTCTGAGATATTCGTAGCAACAGTATTAATGTTTGTTTCATTGTTAGCAACGTCGGTGATCTGCGTTGAGATACCTGCAACAGCACTAATATTGGAAGAAATACCTGCGACAGTAGTAACATCAGCAGCTATGCCAGAAACAGTTGTTACATCACCAGAGATATTCTCAATTGAAGCAATATCTCCTGCAATACTAGCTACTGCACTTACATCAGCAGCAATACCTGCTACAGTTGTGACATCCGCATCGATTGCAGCAACAGCGTTTACATTGGCAATGTTTGTCGCAACAGTCGTTATGTCGTCTAAGTTCTCAACGACAATATCAATATTGGCTAGTGCCTCTCCTGATAGTGCAGCCCCACGAAAGATTCCCATTTTAGTCCTCTTGATTAAAAGATTTGTTTAAATACACTCAGCGAATGTACTTAAAGAAAAACTCTCCAGCCGAAACTGGAGAGTCTAGAACTACGATTAAGCTGGTACAGCGAGTACGAAACCAGCCTCAGGACGTACAGTCTTAACACCGAAGAGGGTGTCAGCGGTGTACAGAGTAGACAAGTACTCTTGCTTGTACTGAGTCTGTGAACGAACAGCCATTTGCTCAGCCAATACCATTGCATCTTTATGAGCAAGGATAGCAGCTTTGATGTCGCCACCAGCACTGTTGTTAGCGTCAGTCTCGATAACAGGGCAGTTGCTCGAAACGAAAATATCGATACCATATAGGCTACCGATTTGACCGTTCTGAACACCACGACCGTCAACGAAGTCAGAGCTATTGTAACGATCAATGCCCATGATTACTTGACGAACAGAAGGAGGAACTACTAAGAAGCGTCCGTCCATAGGAACGTCAGCATCATCCATCTTCTTGATCAAGGCACGGAAACCAGCGTCAGTGAATACGTCAGACGTAATAACGGTATCTTCTGCATAAGCAGACAAGCCGTTGGTAGCGTCGATGTAGTAGCTGTTGCTATGCGTCCAGTCAGAAGTACCGTCACCAAAGGTTTGACCCAAAGTGAAGAGCTCGTCGTCAACCTTCTTAGCCAAAGCGTAACCAGCATCTTCGGTGTAGAAGCGACGTAAAGAAGCCAAAGCTTGAACTTCGACGATGTCCTCGATGAACCGAGAATATTCGAAGTGCTTGTCGATCAAGACTTGTACTTCGGTCTCAGTGTCAGCCTGAATGTTAACAACAGTGTTAGCTGCTTTAGCGTTTGCTGCACCACGAGTTGGCTTAGGAATATGGAGGGTGTCGCCCTTCTTACCACGCATCGTCATTTTGTTGACGAGATTTGCCAATACTAAGTTTTTCTTATAGGCAGCGATTACTTCATCAGACCAGATTTCTGGAATAAATTTGTCAGCATTAGTTTTGTTGACAATGGTAGTAGAACTACCAGGATATGTTGCAGTTGTTAAAGCCATTTTTAAAATCTCCTAAATGAATTAAAGTTTATTTAACCCTGCCTTCTGCGTAAGCTTGGAGAATTTCATCTGCCATGCTTTCGTATCTAGCTGGGTCTTGCATTCTTAAGCGAATAAGATCTGCACGACGATAAACAGGTTTTGTTGACTCCCCAGTGCCACCTTGTTGGACAGCAGCAGTCTTAAGTGCTTTGCTTCGGTTCTCTTCGTCGACCTTCTTCAGCGATTCGTCAGCAGCTCTAGTAGCTTCTACTTTTTGTTGTTTGACGTTGCGTAGAGACTTGTAAGTATCTAGCAGTTCTAACGCTGAATCTACATCGTAGTTGTTTGCCTTAGCAAATAATTCCATACGAACCTTTGAACCTTGAATCCATGAAGCAAAGTCCTCAGATTGTGCTACACTTAAATAATCAGGATGAGCTTTCTCAATCGTCTGCAATGCAACCATCTGGGCTTGTTGAGCCTGCTGTTCTTGCAATTGCTTTAGGATTGGGTTGTTTGCTACAGCCTGATTTACTGCCTTAGCAGGGTCTTCAAACCAATCAATCTCTTGTGCTTTACTTGGCTGTGAGTCGTGCTTCTGTTCGAGTTGTTGCTTTAGAAGTGAGTCAGCTAACTTACGTACTTCTCCAACCTCTTGTGCCTGTCGTCCGATTAACTTCTCGGCTTCTTGGTGCATCCTGATAATCTCATCAAGAGATTTACCACGATACTTCTCAGGTAATTCTGGTTCTTGTGGAGCAGCCTCTTCAGGTTGTGCTACCATTTGTTCAGTAGCGTCTGGGGTTGTACTCTCTATTTTAGTTGGATCAGTGAAAGTCTCGTTAGATTCTTCTTCTTGCAGTTCGATAAAATTTGCAGCCATGTATATTCTCCTGTCGCAATGCGATTTTAGGACATTTAAAAAATAGCTCGGTGGTCAAGAGTCCATTTACGAGCCGTGATTGGCTTTTTGTTTCTTCTCCAATGCGATCTTCTCAGATCTCATCCTCATCCATTTGCTTGAAGCACTTGGATAGATACCAGTAAACGGCTCTAAAGAGATCGTTGCTGGGGAGATGATGCGAGTAGCCTTCTCGCCACACTCACCACACTGAACTTCTTTTGTGTCTATATCGACGAAGGACTCAGTGATATGTGAATTCTTACATTCAAAGTCAAACATCCGTCTCGGCATTGTCTTCCTCTTTCTGAAGCTGCTCGTAGACTTCGGTGCTTGACTCTCTTAAGTTCTTTAGCCAGGTCATGATAGAGACTTCTCCCTTTCTGAACCAGAGCTGCTGCTCCGTATCAACACCTTTAATGGTATCGGTACTGTCTAGCATTAATTCTATGTCTTCCATCAGATCCTTCCACCCTTGGGAAGCCATCATGGAAAACCGTTCTTCGTAATAATCCTGTAATTCTCTATTCATACTCTTTTTCCTTGACAAGGAGAGTTTATTGTGTTAGTATATGCTAATATTATACCATAAAATTTACAATTTGTCAAGCGTTATTGCATTTTTGTAGCAGTTTGTAACATAGCAATACGCTCGTTGGACATGATATCAGCCTCTTTAAGGGCTAAATTAGCGATTTTCTCCACTTGGGTGAAGGGGTCAGTACCCATTGGCTTGTTTGCAGCCTCTACAGCCTTGATTTGGGTCTCTACAGGGATTGCCTGAGCCTGAGCTCCAGCCTTCTGAGCTTCTGCCATAGCTTTAGCAGCCTCAGCTTGGGTCTTCTGCAGGGTAGCCTGAGCAGTTGCTAGGGCTAATTGCTGCATTTGCTGCTGCATTGGGTCAGGTTGACTCATTTGTTGGAGTCCTGCTACGATTTCTTCACGATTAGAGATGCTTGAACCCTGAATTACACCCTGTAATAGCAGAGGAACGATAGGAGATTCAGCCCCTAAGGTGGACATTAAACCCATCATCTGCTGTTGTTCGTACTCACGAGCTACCATTCCTAGGGTAGAAACAGGCAAGAACACGAAATCCTTAACTGGATAGCGATCTGGGTCGAACTGCATGAAGCGATAAGCAGCTTTGGTGATGAAGGGGATTAAGAAGTCCTCTTGGAAGTTAATCAGAGTACGCTTGTTCTTCTTCATCAAGCCTGAGAGAGCCATTGAAAGACCAGCACCCGAAGCTTCCCCAGCAGCGACTTGTCCAGGCATAGCAGTGCTATCAATTGTTCCTGTAGCTTGGAGCAGCATTGCTTGGAAGTTCTGAGCAGTCTGGAAGTTTTGTGGGTCAGTTGTACCAAACTTGAATGGCATCATGATCTCGTTAGGATTACCGTTAACGAGTAGGTTCTTACCAGGCTTCACATCGTACTTAGCACCACGAGGCAGACGAGTAGCGTCCATCGCCATCATAGGGGCAGTGGTCAGAGCAAGGGAATCTAAGTGGCTACGAATCTGAGCATCAATAGCTTTTTGCATATTGTAGCCCTTCTCAGCAGTACCACGACCCCAGAAACGACCAGGCATGGAGTCAGCTTGATAAGCGACAATAGGACGATCCTTCATCATGTAAGGATTCTCTTCAGCTTTTAAGAGCCATTGATCATCAGCGATCACCACGATAGCTTCTACCATGTCTTGATAGTCTTCAGCCATAGAGCCTTCAGGGAAGAGATCTACTACTTCTTCTCCGTCTTTCTTCTTTAACTCTTCTAAGTATTCCTTAGGAACAAGACCATAGTAACGAATGACTCGTACCTTGTCGTCCTGCTTAGGAGAAGTTTCTTGGACAGGTTCTAAGTCCATGTCGTTATAGCTAGGAGTAATTCCTACCTTACGATATGTACCATCGACCATACCTTGAACGATCTTGTGGTAGGGCATGTACTCCTCAATGGCTACACCAAGAGAAGACTCTACATCACGAGCATTAGGGTCAATGAGGAAGTTACGAGGATTAATTGGGTGCAGCTGAACCATGAACTTCTTCTGTTCTTGTACACCAATAGCTGCCATGCTTGTGCCTGGGATAGGCTGCGTAGCAGGAGACATAACAGTCTTTTCTTCTACGGTAATCTCTCCGATACCTGTACCGTATAGTTCTCCTAAGAGAATGATATCATCTAAAGCTTTCTTAACTTTCGAGAACTTAAAGTCCTCATGCATCTGCTGACGTACTAAAGCAATGTCTGCTTTATCTGCATCAGTGCGATCGTCAACAATGTCAAAGAACTCACCACGACCAAAGACAGCTTCAGAAATCTCAGCTTGTTTGCTCTCGATCGCTTGTTGGAGAGCTGGAGTAACAATACGAGATCTCTCGGACTCACGAGTCTTGTCATATCCGTCCCAAATCCCTCGCCATAATCTTTCATACTCTTCCCATTTATCCAAGTAGTTTACATCTCTATGATCTCTCCAGCGACGTGTGTGGTCTACAACGAAAGCTACGAGCTCACGGTCATATTCTGTTACTGGATCTTCTTTAAATTCAGCCATGTGTTAAATTCCTGGAATGGTTGATTGAGGGACTTGCATCTGAAACGGGTCTGCAGCACGTGGAGCAGTCATGTTATCGATAGTAACACCTGCCATGCGATTCTGAGGATCTGTCTCGATTGCTTGCATAGCAGGATTCTGAATACGCTCTGCTACGTTTAAACCACGACGCTGCTCAGTTTGACGAGCAAACACTTCACCAGCGACTTTCATATAGTCTGCTACAGATTGCTGGTAAGCTTGTGTGGAAATATTCTTTGCTTCTAAAGCTGCACCTAAAGCAGGATATTGCTTCGCTCTTGTAATAAACTTTTCTGCTTTTTCTTTGCTTCCAAAGGCAAGCTCTAAGTTACGACGAGCTGATAAGCCATCTGTCTTGGTAAGCCCAGCGACTGCATCGATTACTTCGTCCTTGGAGAAACCAAGCTTGTTGAATTGCTTAGCAAACTCTAAAGATTCTGGAACAGACTGAGCTACGACTTGGCTCAGTGCAGCGGAGGAGTCACGATAGAGTTGGTTCTCTTGGAGAACACCGTTAAAGCTCTCACCTTGTGTGAAGAGTTCTTTGCCTTGGACGTAGTGTTGAATCTCGTGCAGTGCAACCTTCACTGGAGTATCTTTGTTCTTCCAGTCAGGATGCTGACGATTAAATAGAATCATGTTCTGCTCAGGAGCATAAGCTGCTAAGCGAGAAGAAGCAGGATCATCGATAAAGCTTAGCGTTACGTCTTCAATCTCTGGGTAAGCTTTCTTTAGCGTGTCTGCTTTGAATACTTCATCGAATGCTAAGATCTCATTCTCAGGGATCTTGTTCAGGTCTACACCACGACGTAGGTCGACATTCTTATCACTGATCTCTAGCATTGCCTTGTTTGCTACAGGATCATATGCTATGCCTTGCTGGGGATACTTCTCCATCCACTCCTCAGCAGGTAACCTAAACCAATCACGCTGTGCATCTTCTAACGTCTTAGTCGCAGCTCCAGCGTCAATAACTCCAGCTTCTCCTAAGTTACTAATCCCTTCACGTCCGATAAACATCTCAGGGACAAGACTTGGTGTTGCTCTGCTTGTGCCTCGAAAGAGTCCTTGTGCTTCTAAGTTATCCACCAATGCTGGGGCAACCATTCTAAATAAGCTACCAGTTATGCTCATCAGTATCCCGATATAAAGTCAGAAGGTTCATATTCGCTTTCCATGTCGTCTGTAAAGTATGACGTTACAGCTAACTGGTCAACGTACGATAATGCATCCACTAAGTCGTCATGCACCTGTGGAGTAGGGAACATCAGAAGCTGATCAGTAAATTCTCTCCAATCCTCTTCTTCGTTCAGTATTACTTTACCATGCTCGAATCTTCCTTGTAATGCCCAGAGGATTCGCTCAGTCTTTTGCTTACCACCATGCGTTAAATCTTGGATGTGAGCGTAGACATGGTTTGCTCGCATTAAATCGCTAAGATAGGGTAGTACAGCGTTACGCACCGTACCTCGTTCAATTCCCACACCCACTGGTTCAAACTGACGAATGTTCTTGAGTATCCTTGCTGCAGCCTCTTTGACATCCCAGCGACCATGCTCAATCTTTTTAACGAACCAATCTCCATCATCTGTGACCTTCACTACAGCTATCGCTGATTCGTCTAGTTTCTTTGCTCTGGCTGAGGAGTAGTTCGTATTGGTAAACCCTGCTAAGTCAATCGCTATGTGATAGACACCATCACTGGGTTCTTCTCCGTACTGAATCCACTCTTCTTTAAATAAATCTGTTCCTGCGTTATCAAAGCTTGCTTCGTATTCCTGCTTAAATGCAAACGATGATAAGGTCTTCTTAGCTCCCTCGATCTCTTTCGGATCAATGAGAGGATTATCTTTGGTGGTGAAGTGCCAACTCTTCCACTCCTCATCTTCTTCAGACGTACCGAGGTTGTACATATCGTAGAACCAATTACGTCCCTTAGGAGTACCGATGAACAGTGCTTTACCTTTTTTATCAGACAGAGCAGCACGTAGCACCTTCTCCCAAGTCTCTGGTTTGATGTCAGCTACCTCGTCTAGTACAAGAAAAGTAAGGCTAACACCACGTAGGGTATCAGGACGATCAGCACCACGCACATAAATCTTTGCTCCGTTTATCAGCGTGATATCCATGTTGTTCACATGGGAGCTCTGGATTACTTCTCTGCCCAGATCCATTAGCAAGTCCCAGATAATCTGTCTGGCTTGTCCTTGCGTAGGAGCTACATACATCACAGCACTGCCTTGAGGACACCTCAGTCCCTCTACCAAGAGGGCTACTGCTGAGAGTCTACTCTTACCACAACGACGACCTGCTACGATTACCTTGAACCGAGTGTCGTCACTAAATACTTTCTTTTGCCAGGGCAGGAGCTCGAAATTAAGATTCATCTTGCTCCATGTCGATGGTCTCTACAGCTTCCACCTTAGTCTCACCCAAGCCAGTAATGTTAATGGTTACAGCATTCCGCTGACCCTTTGCATCCTTTTCAAAGAGTGAGACAGGTAGAAGTCTGTCCATGCACATCTTAAGACATGCTACCTGATCTTTATCGTTATCGTCCAAGGCTTTTCTTAAGACAGTGTCTATGACCTTAGTTCCAGTAGTACTCAGGAGTCTAGCTTTGAATTCAGCGATCCTTCCTGTGTCTCCCTGGGGACGACCTACCTTACCTCTTTTACGCTTCGCTTCTACGACAGCCTTAGGTGGACGACCCCTACGAGGGATAGACACAACAACCTGATTGTCTTCTTTTTCTTCTAAGTCCACTCTAAGCCTTTTCCTACGTAAGTAGAGACTAACATTAATTAAACTATACTTTTAAGTTGTTTTTCTTCTTCTAAGTTTAACTTAGAAGTTATAC